CCAAAAGCGTCGTTCGATACGGTCGTATCGCGCCTCATGGTTAACCGCGGGCGATTACTGCTTGCTTCGAAGCCATACGAGGCGAATTGGTTTAAAGATCTCGTTACCGCGCCGAGCGATACGGTCGAGGTCATAACTTATGCGTCGTGGGAGAATCCCGATAACCCGCCTGAAGACGACCCGTACTGGATACCGATCCGCGCGGCCATGCCTGCGTGGAAGTTCACGATGTTCTATGTCGGCCGGTTCACGATGCCGGCCGGTTTGATTTACGACTGCTTCGACCGTGCGCTTCACGTCTGTACAGATTTCCAAGTACTTAGGCAGCACCCGACCGCAACCGTATACCCTGGCATGGATTTCGGCAAGGTGAACACGGCGGGCCTCGCGGTGGTCGACGATTCGTCAACAGGCACGCTGTACGTTATTGGCAACTATCACGCTGGTAAGAAGCGCGAATATCGCGAGCATGTCGCCTCGATGCGGGCGCTGACAATCCCGACGGCGAACGGCCGCGACTACTCGGTAGGTTGCGGCGGCAACAAGCACGGCGAAGACGGATGGCGAGAAGCCTATCGCATGCATGGGTTAGCGCTCGACGAACCGCCAGAAAACAATATCGACGTTCAGATTCAGAATGTTTGGACGCTGATTAGCACTGGAAAACTGAAGTTTTTCGCTTCCGGTGCCGCTGAGGTTATCGATGAAATCGAGTCGTATTCGCGCGAAGTTGATGAAGACGGCGAGGTGACGGATAAGATCCTCGACGATGCGAAGTTCCACCGTCTCGCTGCGCTTCGGTACATTTGTATGAAGTTGCGGCCGAACAAGACGAAACGCAAAGGCAATTTCTATTGACCCCGTTCACCATATTCCTCGACGTTGTGGCTGGTTTCGCGGGTGTGGCGACCGGCCTGGTCATTCTGGCCGTAACCGCTGCGTGTCTCGTTGCCGCGTACGGGGCGGTCGCGCAGTACATCCCGAGAAAGCATTAACCGATGCCCAAGATAAAGCTTAATCTGGGCGAGCGGTTTGCAAAGTCTGTAGCGCGCGGCCTGACGTTCACCCGCTTCGGCGGCATCACGTGGGACGGCGAAGCTGGCTGGCACACGTTCGGTAACGACGGCGCAGTGCGGTACCCTGGTAGCGACATGGACTGGCAGTCTGAGGCTGGTGTACTGTGGCTGAACTCAGTGGCGATGATCTGTGCCGGCTACATCTTCGACAAAGTCGTTGAGCCGCAGGTACAGGTCGTCTACGAAAATGACGAAGGTCTGTTCCAATCTGTCGAGAACAGCCAAGTGTCGAAGCTTCTGGCCCAGCCGAACCCCGAGTATCGCGGCAACGCGCTCCTTCAAGGGTTGGCGCTGTCCTACGCGTTCGACGGGAACGCCTATGCGGTCAAGGTGCGCGGCAACAACGGCACAGGCGTACCGCAAGAACTTTACTACATACCGCACTGGCAGATTGAGCCGGTCCCGCCGAAAGATGGTGGCCCGACACAGTTCTACGCGTACAAGAAGCCGATCCATGGCGGCGGTGTCGAGATCGTTCCGATTCCACGGGCGAACATTATTCACATTAAGAATGGCATCGACCCGATGAATCCGCGCAAGGGACTGTCGCGGACGAAAGCGCAGTATCGGCCCTACGTCGCCGACAGCGAGATTGACAGCACGATTGCGATTGTCCTGCGTAACCGTGGCAACATCGGCACGATACTGTCACCGGATGGTGCGGTGGTCGACATCGACCCGGACGTACTCAAAGAGCTAAAACGCAAGATCGGCAACCAGTCACAGGGAGACGCGCGCGGCGGCATTATCGCGGCTGACTTCCCGATCAAGATAGACCGCACCACACAGTCACCCAACGACCTGATGCTCGATAAGATCGGCGAGCGCGCTGTCAAGCGGATTTGCGGTTCGTTCGGCATAGACCCCGCAGCGGTGTACCAGGACGCGTCCGGTGGCGGCAAGGGCGGTCAATATGGGGCGAAGCAGCGCGAGGCTCGGCAGTCGTCTTATGAGACGTGCATTATTCCGATGCTGTCGACCATTGGCGAGGCGCTGACCTTCGAACTGCTGACCGACTTTCCGAAGCCACGCAAGAACTACACGCGCAAGACGTCCCGGTATCGCAAGTGGGTCACGCGGCCGTCGAACCTTCGACGTGGCGTCAACGACCAGGGCACGAACGACATCACCGATACGTTCCGCATCAACTTCGACTATACCGACGTGCGGGAGCTTGCCGATGATGAAGACGCCGTTTCGAAGCGTGCGGTTGAAGAGTTCAAGGGCAACATCGCCACGCTCGACGAGGCGCGGGAACTGACCGGCAAGAAGCCGTGTGAGGACGCGTCGAAGGGCGAAAAGTTCGCTTGGGAACTATTGCCACCGCCCGGTGGTGAGTTCGGCCTGAACGCCGACGGAACGAAACCTGGCGATGCGCCGAAGACACCGACAGGCGAGGATAGCAATGCCGATTAATTCACCAACCAAGCCCGTCAACTGCATCAAGTCGCTCCCGATTGACGCGAAATCGGCGACGGGCACGGGCAACCGGTTGTGCTGCGTTCCCAGTGTCACCGGAGTGCTCGATAGCTATGACGACGTCATACTCCCCGGCGCGTTCGTCAAGAAGCTGCCCGCGTTCCTTCGTCGCGGCTTCAACCCCATGTCGCACGGGTGGACGTGGGAGGCCATAGTCGGCTATCCGGTGGTCGCATATGAGCAGGGAAATCAACTCTACAGCGAGTTCGAGTTCCACAGCGACCAGCAGTCGCAGGACGCGCTGACGAAGTGCCGGGAGCGTCTCGCGGCGGGCCTCGAAGTCGGCCTAAGTGTCGGCTTCTCTGTCATGCCAGGGCAGTACGAATACTTCGACAACGGTCCCGCACTCCTCAAGTGGTGCAAGTCGAATGGCTACGACATGGCGCTCTTCGACGTCAAGGGCATCACGGCCCACAACCAGCCGTGCGCGGCTATCGTCGAGGTCGAGGATCTTTACGAATACTCTTTAACGCCGGTACCGGCGAATGTGCAGGCGATGGCGGTAGCCGTCAAGAGCATGGCGACGCGCGGTAAACCCGTCGCACTGTCATTGATTGGGAGCAACAATATGCCAAACACCCTCCGTCTCCGCACAATCTGCGGTGCCCGTGATCTGAAACTCGCCTCGGCCGACGCGCAATGGTCACCGACGGGCGCTATATCGCGCATCAAGAAGCTAACCGGCGCGGTCGATGCGCCGAATGCGGACTTTGCTAAGGCGTTTACGCTCGTTCAGGGACCAAATGACGATTTCGAGTCCTATCACCTACCCATTGCGGACGTGGTCGACGGGAAGCTGTGTGCGGTACCGAAGGCTATCAAGGCGGCTGGCGACGTCCTGAACGGGACGCGCAGCGGTGTCGAGTTGAAGGATGAGGACCGCGAGAGCGCGATGCGGTACCTCGAAACGTACTTTGACAAGATGGACGAAACCGCGCCGTGGAATGTCGACAAGTCGACCGACGCGGTGCCCATGTGGCGCGGTCAGTACCTCGGCAACTACGTCGAGTACTCCATGGCTCTCAGCGCCGTCCGTGAGGCGTCCTACGCGCTCCACAGCGAACTCGGTGACGCCATGCTCGGGCGGTACAACTATAAGGACATGAGTCCGTCGGAGATTGACGACTGTATCAGCGGCATGTTTGCCGAACATAAAGATTTGTGCTGTAGCATCGTGAACACGATTCGCGCCGGCAAGGGCGCGGAGTCGGCGGAAGAGGCCGTTAAGTCGGCTGACCGCGCGATGCTCGCAATGGTTTCGACGGTTGGCCTGGGGTCCGGGCTGGCGTGGGATAAGCATGCACGGGTAGCGGTAGACGCCCTGCGCATGATGGCGGATCGGGCGCGTGAGCGTGCCGCAGTCCGCTCGAAGACAGACCGGACACTCTCGGTTGCGAACAGGGAGATTCTGCGCACCATGTGCACAGATGTCGCGAAGTCGGTTGAGGCGATTACGGAACTGCTAGCGGCCACTGAGCCGATAGCGACCGTGGATGCCGAATCGGCCGCGCTTCTCGACGAATACCTGCTCATCGAAGCGGAGGCCGCGCTCATCGCCGCCTAACTTCAACCGAGAACAACCCCATATTTTGAGACAAAGCCCATGACTTCGGTCGTGGGCTTTGTCTTTTCACCTTGAAAAGGCCAACCAAAATGAATGAACTGCAAATGAAGGCGGCTGCTCGCGAGCAGCTTAGCCGAAAGCAGGCCGACTTGGTCGCGAAGCTCGCGGCTGGTACGGCGACCGTGGAAGAGAAGACGACGATTAAGGCCAACAATACGGCCCTCGCCGCGCTGGATGTTGAGATTAAAGACCTGAAAGAACTTCAGGACATCGCCGTTCAGTTCGAGAAGGACCGCATCGCCGCCGAACAGGTCAACCCTGCCGACCGGCCCGCAAACTTCGGTGGCGGCGACATCGAGACGCGCAGCGCCGACCAGCCCGCCGACATCATGAAGGCGCAACTGCCGGTTAGCGTGCGCGGCATGGTCCCGCAGACGCTTTCGCTCGTCACGCGCAGTCGGGAAGAGGCGCAGAAGGTCGCGTACTCGTTCGGCATGTGGCTCACGTCCTTCTGTAACAAGGACGTGGCCGTCAAGGAGCGTGCCGATAAGTGGTGCAAGGCGAACGGCATCGTCGTTACCCGCGCACAGGCCGAGAACAACAACTCGGCCGGTGGCTTCTTGGTACCGATTCAGCTTGCGAACTACCTCATCGAACTGATGGAGTTGTTCGGCCGCGCCCGCGCCCTCATGAATAAGGCCGAGATGACCGGCGACACACTGTCGGTTCCGCGTCCTGCTGGTCTGCTCAACACCTACTGGATTACCGACAACGTCACCATCACAGCCTCGCAGATGGCCTTCGACATGGTCACGCTCACCGCCAAAAAGTTGGCGACGTTCGTGTACTACTCCAACGAACTCGCCGATGACGCGATGATTAATATTGGTGACCGCATCGCCCGACAGATGGCGTGGCAGTTGTCCGCACAGGAAGACATGGCGGCGTTTAACGGCGACGGCACGTCTACCTATGGCGGCATCGTCGGTCTTGCCAAGGCGCTGGCACTCGCGTTCCCGTCCGGTGGCCCCGGCATCATCGTCGGTACGACTGGGTCGGGCGGTAACTGGGCTTCGTATACCCTTGCCGACTTCAATGCCACACAGGGCGCACTCCCGCAGTACGCAAGGCGCATGGCCGTTCCGAAGTGGTACATGTCGCAGCAGTTCTACTACTCCGTTCCCGTCAAACTGGCGGCGGCGGCAGGTGGAAACCGCATCGACACGATTCAGGCTGGCGCGAGCACGGTGCCCATGTTCCTCGGCTCGCCGGTCGAGTTCATCCAGGTCATGCCTACGGCGGCGGCTATTAGCCAGATCCAGGCGTACTACGGTTCACTCGAACTGTCCTCGACCTTCGGTAATCGACGCACGCCGACCATCGCGCTGTCCGATCAGATCGGGTTCCAGGCCGACCAGATGGCGATTCGCTGCATCTCACGCCTCGACATCAACAACCACGATGTCGGCGGCAACAACGCGGCGACGTTGGCGCAGAATCCGGCGTACGACCAGACCGGCGCGACCTACTACGCCGGTCCGATTGTTGGCCTGAAGTCGGCATCCTCGTAACGTTTCCCTTCGATTGAGCGAGCGCAGTAATGTGCTCGCTTTTCGATTCAAGATAAGGACAAACCAATGGCTGTTGACATTTTCAACACAGCAAAAACCATTCCGCTCAACCCGACGTCGGCCACCAACGGCGCGACGATTACGAGCGGCTTGATTGACTGCATCGGCCACGAGTCCCTCGTGCTCGACATCATCGCATCGACCGCCGACGTCGTGAGCGATTCGCCCTCGGTCCTGAAGCTTCAGGAAGCCGACGTCACGAACACCTCGTCGTTTGCGGACATCACGGCGGCAGTCGGCGGCGGCGCGGGCGGCTTCACCATCCCGGCCGGTGTGACCGCGACCACAACACAGGTCTACTTCACGTTCGAAGTCGACCTTCGGCAGCGCAAGCGATATCTTCGCCTGCTAGTGTCGCCGCGCACTACGCAGACCTATTCCGCGCTTGCGACGTTCGGGCGCAACAAGACGGTACCGATCTCGGCATCGGATCGCGGCGTGTCCGGTTACGTCGACCTCTAAACCATCTGTGCGGGGATAGGCTTGCTACCGAACGACGGATACTCCTGCCGTCTTCCCCGCACTTCATAGGAGAGCCGCTAGGAGCGCGGCAGTCATATGAGCAGTGTTCCGATTGTTGATAGATTCCCGTGCGTTCCGATTGAAAAACTCCCGTCGTTTACTCTGCCTGATGACTTAGGCGAATACGCCACTGTCATCCTGACATCCGAGTTTGACGAATCTAACATCGCTGCTATTTACAGCGCGCTACTCAATGGCGGATACGCGTTTCATCACTCGGTAGCCTTCGGCACGTCGGCATTGGTCGCTTTCCGCAAGGAGGTCGCCAATGGTTGACCTCAAGGCCAAGCTCGCGGCGTTCCGCGTGAAGCCCACACCCAAGAGCGAGGGCATTGTACTTCCGCAAGCGTTCATCGCCGCCACGCTCAAGCCGTGCGGCGTCATCCCTGTCGGCGTCGACGTCCTCGTGGAGCGCGACTGCATGGGCGATTACTCGTTGCAGTGGTGGGATGACAAGGACCGTCACACGGTACAGAAGGTCGCGAAGGACAGTGAGAGCATCGATATTACCAAGATTTACGACGAGGCGCGAATCGCCCTGCTCGGTACCGTGTCGGTCGGGGATCTCTATGCGGAGATTGCCCGACGCAAGGAGGTGTCGAATTGAGCGCACCTCTGAAATTGAACTTGGGCAGCGGAAGCAAGCCGCTGCCCAACTACACCAATGTTGACCGCTGTTATGACCAGGACATTCACTCAAACTCTCCCGGATACACTAGGCTTTGTGTAAAAGGCGAAGTCTATCCTCTCCGTTACGCATACGCTGAAGAGATTCGCGCCTCGCATGTTCTAGAGCACTTCCCGCATGGTCAGACGCTCGACATCCTTAAGGACTGGACACGAGTCCTCGCGCCGGGCGGGTGGCTCAAGGTTGCGGTTCCTGACTTCGCGTACATCGCGACGAAGTACCTCGACGAAGCCGGTGGTCTACCGCTCGAAGGCTACACGATGGGCGGACAGGTCGACGAAAACGATTTCCACAAGGCTATATTCGACGAGCGGACGCTACGGCGCATGTTCCACGAATGCGGCCTCGTCGAAGTGCAGCGATGGGAGAGCGAAATAGACGATTGCGCGTCACTCCCCGTGTCGCTGAACCTGATGGGGCGCAAGCTCCGCGATGGCGAGGCGATGCCCACCGAAGGCGAGGAGACAGGCGAAAAGCAGGCGGCGACGATTGAGGTTGAGGGATGGGAAGCCACTCCTTACTTCCACGACGACCTAACATATCTTCAGTACCGAGGGTTCGAATACTTCCCCCTTATTAGGACAAACGAGCCTGAAGAGTATGTCCCGATTATTATTGCGGCCAATGGATCTCGGATACGGTCAATTAAGAGTCTTGCTAGTATCGACGAAGCATGCACCTACGCCCGCGAGTGCATCGACTCTATTCTAGACACCGCCGCGCTCATCAATCACCCCGCTCCGCAGTTCGCGGGCATCGATATACCGAAGGGACACATTCAGCCGGTCATGACGGCCCCGCGCCTCGGCTTCACCGCGTTCATGCACTCCGCGTTCGGGGCGTTCGCCAAACTTAATATGGGCAACATGCTCATTCAAGGGGGCGCGTACTGGCACCAGGGCATCGAGGACGTTGCCGAAGACGCTATCGCCGCCGGTGCAAAGTACATCCTGACGTTCGACTACGACAGCGTGTTCGACCATCGCGACATCGAGGCCATGTACGGCATCATGGAGGCGTGTCCGGGTATCGGGGCGCTCGTGCCGCTACAGATGCGACGGGAGATGCAGACGGCGCTCGTGACGATCCGCGACGCCGAAACCGGGCAGAACGTTTCGCGCATCGACAGCAGTAACTTCGAGACGGACGTTCAGCGCATCGCGACCGGACACCTCGGCATGACGCTGATTCGCGCCGAGTGCCTGAAGTCGACGCCTAAGCCGTGGTTCCACGCAGTACCGTCACCGGCCGGTGACTGGCGCGACGGCCACGTCGACGCGGATATCGCGTTCTGGCGCAAGTTCGAAGACGCCGGTAACTCCATCTACCTCGCGAACCGTGTTGTGCTCGGTCACTGCGAACTCGTCGTCACGTGGCCGGATCGCAACCTTGAGCCGATGGTTCAGCAGATTAGCGACTTCTACAAGGGAGGCAGGCCGCGAAAGGGGAGTGGGATATGGCAATAGTCAAGTTCAACCAGGACTGGCACGGCTACCGCAAGGGCGAAACCTACGACCTCGGCGGTGGCATTGCCGACATCTACGTGACGCAGGGGCGTGCCGAGTACGTGACGACCACCAGCGAGGACGACAAAGTACCGGGGCATGCGCTTCGGCCCGTCGTCACGCGCGACGTTCCGGGTCCGCGTGACCCGCGCAGGAGTAACCGCTAATGTCGGCTGCACAGTCCACTCTCAACGTCTCTGGAACCATCATCACGCAGGGGTCGACGGGCCTCGATTACACGCCGCCTGTACTGGTCAATATCAACGCGTGCGCTCAGTCGTATTCGCTCGCGTTGACGGCAACGCCGGTTCAGGTTACGTTGCCCGCGAACACGCTCTGGTTTGGGGTACAGCCGCCGTCGAACAACTCGGTGGCGCTTCATCACAAGTGGCTGGCAGGTGACACGGGTAGCCTGATAAACTCGGCCTACGGTATCCCGTGCTGCTCGGTCGACCCGACACAGTTGACGTTCTATCTGTGGTCGGCGTCGAACGTCACAGTCACGATATGGAGTGCATAACTTTATGACTTGCATCGTCGGCCTCATCCATAACGGCGAGGTCTTAATTGGCGGCGATTCCGCTGGTGTCGGTGGCTACGACGTCACAATCCGCAAGGACGCAAAGGTCTTCCGTCGAGGTGAGTTCCTAATCGGTGGCACCACGTCGTTCAGAATGCTTCAACTTCTACGGTTTCGATTGACGGTTGCCGAACGCCCCGAATCGATGGATGTATATGAATATATGGTGACATGGTTCATAGACGCTGTTCGTGAATGCCTGAAAGCTGGCGGGTACGCGACTAAAAACCTTGAGGTTGAAACTGGCGGTCAATTCTTAGTTGGCTACCAAGGCCGATTATTCAAAGTAGACAACGATTACCAAGTTGGCGAGTCTGTTGAATCTTACGCGGCTTGTGGTTGCGGCGAGCCCTATGCGCTGGGTGCGTTATGGGCAAGCGCAGACGACAGCGCCCATAGACGCGTTGAACGCGCACTCACGGCGGCGTCCAACTTCTCTGCTGGTGTTCGTGCCCCGTTTGTCATTGAGAAGCTTTAATCCATGGCTAACGACTACACAAAATATCCACAAGGTTCGGACGTACTAGCCATCCTGACCGGTACCGGAATCGCCCTGTCGTCTACGCTCGACACGGACGGCGCGGCGATGGCGGCAGAGGCCGACTTCGAACGGCGAACCGCGTGGCGTCCGTTCCTAGCGAAGCGGGAGACGCGGTACCTCACGCCTCCACGGTTCGGGCCGCAGGCGGGTAGGCCATCGTCGAACCAGGGCGGTCGCACTCTTGAACTCGAAGCGGGCCTGCTCGACCTTCCCGATGATGGGCTGTTGATTGGTTTCGTGCCGAACACGCTCGGGCAGATTGGGATCGCACAAGGCATCACGGCGGGTATCGGCACGCCGGGAACAGTGCTGACGCGCGGTATCCAGTACTACCTCAAGCCCGATGATGCACCTCAAAAGGGCCTACCATGGACGCACGTGGTCTTTCCGTCACCGACGCGCGGTATCGACCAGTCCATCGTGATCCGCAATGGCCTATTCGGCTATTGCCGGGTGCTGCCGTTTGACGTGTGGTTCGCCATCGCGCGGTACGCGGCCGAGATGCTCGTACCCGAAGTCAGTTTGAAATTGTCCGGGGGGCTCGGTTCCGTTGACATCACGGACGAGAAGTCAAGCGTCAAGCGCACATTCAGCGGCATGGGCGCGGCTCAGAAGTCTTGGACGCAACAGTACAAAGAGATGTGTATGCTCTTGCGGAGGCCGTCGGCATGAGTCTCTTTGACGCGGGCGCACAGTCTCTCCTCGACACCTTCCGCGCTGATACCGGCAACACGATTACCCGCAACGGCGTCACGGTTCCGTGCACGACAGCGAACGCACAGTCTGACGATTTGCAGTACCTCCCCGACGGCGCGCAGAACGCCGCGAACGCCGATAACCGAGTGTTCGCGCTCTCGCCGACGGACGGGGCGCAGATCGCCGGCAGCGCTGACGAGTTCGAGACGTACGACATCGTCTGGAATGTGAACGGAACCGTCTACACGGTCACTCGGTCGTCTCAGTCGTCGTTCGGGTCGACGTGGCGGCTCGTGACGTACCGCAAGCCAGTCGTCGGGACGTCGGCGGCTTCATCGGCCGCAATGACGGCATTCGACCCATGACAGGAGTCAACATGGAAGAGACAATTGACCTTTCAAAGCGTCCGTGCGGGACGATATCACCCGGCGTGTGGGACGGCGAGCCAGTTAACGCCCTACTTCACACGGTCTTGTTCCGTGCAGGGATTGAGCAAGGCACTCATCCGCTATATCCAGCCGAAGGGCTACCGAATTGGCGCAAGGGCTCGCGTGAAATATGCGACCGGCTACCGTCGCCGTTCCCGCCGTCCGGGACCGGGGCGCTCGACAGCGTGCAGGATGTTCTGGACTGCGTCGAAGCATGCAAGATATTGAACGCGATACCGCCCGATGGTAACCCGCAAGCGCCAGGTTGGGACGCTGACGCGGGCCAATGGGTTCACGCGCCGAAACAGATGCCCATATCGATGAATCCGGCACCGCCGAGCGCGAAGTCACCAAAAGAGATTGCGTGATGTCCTCGATGCTCAATGCGCATATCGTTATAGACCCATCGTTGGTGACACCAGAACGATTGCGCGAACTTCTCGCGATGTGCCGCGACTTCTTGCCCGTTCTGCAAGACATCGGCGACATTCTCGAAGAGCAGTTGGCAGAGAACTTCTTCACCCGTGGCTTTGGCACATGGGCACCCCTCGCAGCGGCGACACAGAAGGAGCGGTACCGGCTCGGCTTTAGCGGACGCCCCGACCTTATTCGCACCGGTGCACTATTCGAGGCGCTGACCGAACGTGGCGCGCCGGGTCATAAGTTCCTGGTGTCGGCGCATGGTATTTCGGTAGGCGTCTACGGTGACGTTATCCCGTATGAATACTGGCTCGCTTATGGCACGCGGCGAATGCCCGCACGACTGCTCGTGCAGATCGGCACCGACGGGCAACAGCGGATTATTCAGATGATTAAACAGTGGCTCGGGGCTGACGCAGGCGTCGAGGTAACAATGGACGACCCGGTACTGGCTAGCAGTTGGACGCCCGACCTCGACGAACCGCCCGCGTGGTTCCCGCAATCGCCGTCACAGACAGGAGTGCAATATGTCTAATCCTGCCGAACTATTCCCGGAAGACGAATTGCCGTTTGCGTGCACAGCATTCATCCGAGCAAAGCTTGACCAAAACCTGTCGTTAATAAACGCCAAAATCGCAAGCCGTCTCGCGTCCGTTAAGCCTACGCCGCAGTTTAACCCTGAATCGCAGATAGGCGAATTGCCGGTTACGTCGACGCCGTACATGACGGTCAATATGGGAGCCGTCCGCACCGGTGGGCCGATATCCGGCCGTGCCGTCGGCGGCGTCAATCACTACATGCCGTCGTTCACGTTCTTCATCACGGCGTTGATACCGCTCGCTGGCGACAACCTTGCGGTCAACTACGAGGTGATGCTACAGGCGGCGGCGGGTTATACGCTCAAGTGGCTGCAAGACAGCAAGCAATCGTTGCTTCCAGTCGTTAGCCTAGCCTCGATACCCGACATTGCCGTCATGGGCGTGGACGGTATACCGGGCGACTTGGTACCGATATTCCCGAGTACCCAAGCTGACGGCGTGACCGTCCAGCGCGGTTTCAAGATACCGTACACCATCCGCTTCGACGTCGCAGGGGGATATGCCACCACGACCGTTCCAAAGGGCTATGTTCCGACCTAAGAGTTCCGCGCAACCCATTGACCGACCTTCGCCGCCTTGAGCGGCTTTTTTATTGCCGCGAGGCGAGGTGACATAAAGATGACACTAGTTGATGCATTCGTACCGGGTAAGTCCGGAGCAATCGCGTACCAGCCGTCGGGCGGCTCGACCGTGTACCTGCCTCAGACACAGGCTGACTTCCAGATATCGAACGGTACGGAGGTCATCGACCTGATCAATAACGCCGCCTATCCATCGAACGCGGTACAGGGTACGACCATCGGTTCGTTCGTGCTCGATATGCCGTACACGCTCGCGGCGACCCCGGCCGCGTTCTGGACTACGGCGTTCCTGTCGGGTGCAGGCGATTACAATACCGTCAATTTCCACCAGCTTACCCAGTACCTCGATGGCGCAGGGTCGACACCAGTCAACTATAACAACGTGAAGTTTTCGAGATGGCAGGGCGGCGTCACGTTCTCGCCGAACGGGGCGGCTCAGATTGCCATGAACCGCGTATCGGGCCTCATCCAAGACCCGGTACACGGATCAGCGCTTGCGGCACCGTCGGCTGGCGCGTTGTCTTCGGGCAACGATATCCTTGGGTTCGCTAATACGAGCTATACCGGTGTCAGTTCCGTTACGGCGCTCAATTGGATGGTGAGCACGGGCCTCGTTATCGCGCCGGGATACAACGCCGGTTCCAATCCTCTGTACCCGTACCTGTCGAACGGTTTCGTGCAAACGACTCTCGTCGGCGACCTCGTCGTCACCCAGTCGGCCTACGCAGGCACCGTCGCATCGGGCGTTACGACTATCGTGATGAACCTAGGCGGCTCGGGCACCGGTTCGTCATTCACGTTCAAGGTCGTGCGCGTCGGTGACGGTCGACCACAGAATCCCGGCCTCAACATCTGGCAGTACCGGTTCAAGCTAATTGGCAACGGTACAACGCCGCCTATTGCGGTCGCTAACCTCTAAAACAGTCACTTGCATAGTTAAAGGAGAAACCAATGCAAATCACTCTTCATAGTTTCTATGACGCCGCTACTGAAACATACGCGGTCCTGAAACCGGGCCTTGACCCTGCCGATTACGAGTGCGAAGGCGAATCGGTCACGTGGGTCATCGACAGCAATAAGAGCAACGCGCTCACGCTGAAGGAAACGGCCGACAAGGCCGCTCAGTTTGCGTTCCGGTTCAGCGACGGCACATACAACCAGACGGCTTTTAATAAGGCGTATGGCATTGCGTTCGCCTGCGTCCATTGCACTGGGTACAAGCGCGGGAACTCGGTACATCCACCGATTCGGTGGGAGGACGTCGTTCAGGCGAAGCCGGAAACGGCGTGGCAGTACCCACTTCTCGACGATGAAGTGTTGAACGAGTACATTCGGAGGGCGACGACTTTTTTGCTCCCGGTGACGGCCAAGCCAAAGCCGGAAAAGCAAGAATCGACGGGCAAGGGCAGCACCGCGACCAAGTCCTAGCATGGCTCAAGCTGTGGGACGGGGCGCAAGGGCTACCGCTCCGTCCTCCGAGCGTTGCCGACAATAAACGCATCGCTCCACGGTTCGCGTGGGATCTAGACGACGCCACAGTGTTCGCGTCCGTGCCGGAAGAATGCCTGGCAGTCTATATGCTGTACCTTGGGCATTGGCCGTACAGTCAGCCCTTGTTCGAACTCGAACCATCGAGGGCAGCGGCAATCATGCGTGTGCTAGCGGCGACGATCCCGGCACGCGATAAAGACATCGGGGCGCTGCTCAAGATTGCGCAGGAGATGAAGGCGTCGAAGGTCTAGCGTCGGTCGGCCTTGATGCTTATCC